AAGAACACCAGCAGTGAAAGTAATACCAGTACCAGCGATGTCGCTTTTAACAGCCAGACCACTACCGGTAGTGGCCAAACCGGCTACACCGGAATCAAGTTTGATCTGAAGACTGTCAGAAGAAGTTTCGATGCCTCCGGCGGCGACCACGTTGATCGACAAAACGCCACTTGCGATTGCCAGACCATCACCGGCTGCCGTGGTCGAAATCGAAAGAACACCACTTGTGTATGTGATTCCGTCACCGGCAGTACCGCTGGCGAGAGCAACATCGTTAGCGTTGACGGTGATGCCATCCCCGGCAATAACGTTGAGAGTGTCACCGCTCTTGGTAAGACCGGCACCAGCATCAATCTGACCGGCACCTGAGAACTGTGAGAAAACTAGATCATCAGTGCCAATGGTGTAAGACCCGCCACCCACCTTGGCTTGAAGGACGTAGCCCCGATTGGAGTTTGCGGTGCCTCGCTCTACGAAGAAGAAAGCACCAGCAGTAGCCTCTGCGGAAGTATCAAAATCTGTAGCCCGCGTTGGAGCGCCAGAAGCGTTTACCGTATAAACACCATTTTCAGAAGCGTCAGCCTGATCTTTGAGCAGAACCCTGTCGCCAGTCGCAAGAGTGATTCCGTCAAGAGTGTCACCATTTTCAAAGCCACTGGCAAGAGTTGCCGCAGCCGTTGTAGCAACAGCAACCGACTCTTTAGGATCCAGACCAGCGGCCCGATCATCGACATAACCCTTGTTCGCGGCATCAGCAGCGTTAGTCGGTGCCGCCAAACCTGTGACCTTTGAAACATTGACAGCATTGCTCCCGTCACGTTTCATAATCGTGGAGGCAGTATCCGCCTCAGTAGCAGCGTTTACTAGCACATAATGCGCTGTGGGCATAAGCCCATCAGTAGAACCATTGGCATTAGCAACAGTTAGCGCCGGAGCGCCCGCCGTCCCTGCCGTAACGGTCAGCGCTGTAGTGCTAGACGAAACATCGGTTAGAATCTGCTTCCACGCAGAACCGTTGTAAACCTTGAGAATATTGTTGGTTGAATCGAAAATCGTCCAACCCTCGAACTCCCCAGAACCGGGATCCCCAGCAGAGAACTGCATCTTCGCGTTCTGAAGTTCATTTTGATTTATATTAAGATTGGTAACAAACTTTTGTGCCATGTTGACCCCGGTACTACGTCAAATATGCCGACCCTGAAAATGCCGCAGAAAATGTCAGTGTAACCTGCGTTTCGCTATCATATTGTACCCCACCTATCACCACTGTGCCGGTAGAATCAACAACTGTTACAGATGGATGGCCTCCTAATGCATGTGTAACTGTCCAAGTCGTCGCTGCCGACCCTTGCGTATGAATATACCGATCCGCACCAGTCAAAGAGATATATTCTGCGGGCCACACCCCGGAAGCCTTAGGACCAAATAGTCGGGATTCACCACTTCCCATCTGCCAGATGTACCAATTCCCTTCAGCCCCCGTAGCAGCATTGGGTTCCGTACTACCCGTTAGAAGTCCGCCCTGCTGACCACCAGCAGTAGCGAGAATCTTTACATAAACCTTGTCCGGGGTAGCCGCGGATGTGGTAACAACATTTCGGAGTTCTTCAACTGTCACATTGTAAGTAGTCATATCGTCACGTTCTCATCCAAGTTAAAGTTACCTTGTAACAGTCTTTCTATTACGCCCGTACCGCCAACCAACTCTAGATCATATATGCCACTGAACTCTAGCGCCGCAGTATCCGCAGCAGAAATAGTCAAACTTACCGTTCCGGTATTCGGCGTGATCGCAATCCGACCATTTTCCGTGGTCAGTTCGATTAGAACGCTAGATGCTTCTATATCCTTACGCACCTGCATACGGGCCGTATAGCCCGCCAAACTACGAATACTGTCATCAAAGTTCGTTACTTCTACATCGCGAGTGAACGTGGCTCCCTGTTCACAAGTAAAATGATAGATACCGGCAGGCATTCAAAGACTCCTCAAAGATAGTTTATAAAATCTAAACCGTTCCCTAATTGCCTCCCTCTCAAATGAGTCTACATCATTCATCGTCACTCCCCGGATTAAACCTAGGGTTATAAAATTGATCATCAAAAAACTTGTGACCATACTGCAACAGGCCAAACACCGTCCAAGGAGTTGTGGTGGGACCGGTCGAAACCAGCAACGACGTACCTTCGTCAGTTAGAATTTCTGCTACAACAACGTAATCTTTAACGACAACAGGCAGGTCTTCATACTTCTCTGCAACTTCAGAATCTACCAGTTGTTTACCGGGGTCTTGAGCGGGTTCTTCCATTCCCCAATACTAACCCATAGGACATTTCCCCGCATCAGCCTCGCGCTGGTGCTTGCGATAAAGACCCTTTCTATTGCCAGCCCGGAACCCAAAGGTGCCCACACCACGGTTCCAACCCATATCCCACATTTCTTTAAGTCCCATAATGATCGTCTTGACCTTGTCGTTCCTCTTGACAGGAATCAAGTGGTATAACGGAGTTCCCGCACGCACTTCAAACGACTCCCCCGTCATCACACGAATAACAGCATGAAGATTGTGGTAGTAATCCGTGTTCACAATGGCTGGTAGAACTTCATAACGCGAATCAGGTTCATAGGCCACCGGCAGAACCAGCATCGAATAACCCGGAGCAGTCTTGTACAGATAGGGGGATACCAATTTCAAATACGATGCCTTTGGACGCGCCCTACCATCATTGATGGGGGCACCTTCGCAAGAGTCGTAATGAAAACGTTCTACACCAAAAAAACGATCCGCTGGTGTCGCTACGAACTCCGCATGACCCATCGGATCAAACTGCATGTCACACCACAGCGGCACTGTAATGCCCAAAGAGAGATAGTCCTGAATCCCCTTACACCCAAGCATCGTAGTATTCCGATTCTTCGGCATGTTCTTCCACCAATCAGGCCAAGTGGTGCCATTGACTACGGGAGGATTCTCTAATAGGCGATAGTCCTTAGGAATCATCAATATTTCTCCGGGCTTGACCTTGGGCCAATCCCGGTAAGTTCTAATTTTATCTGAGTTCTTTAAGCGCTTCAGCATGATCTCTCGTTGGTCTGGAATATTTAGCCTGTTTCAAATCATACAAGTAATTCTCCACCCTGTCTGCTACACCATACGCTGCTATCGAATCCAATGCCACTTCAGCACTGAGTAGTCCTTGCCCCTGAGCAACATGATAGAGATGGAGCATCCTGAACAGTAACCACGGCCCCTGTATGTCCGTATTCTCCGGTTGACGCTCTGACCAAACTCCCAACAAATGTTTCAAACTATCTGGAATGGGCATACTTTTCTGTTCACGCCAAAATTCCGTGTCTTCACGATCACTTATATAATGAAGCCGAATCATATCTCTAATATTCAACATCATATTGTTCATCATAATATTGTACTGCTTTATGCTGTATCTATTCTCTCTCCGAAACGAAGCCAAAAAACCCAACAATGCAAAAGATTGATTGATCGTTGATCCAATGGAAGTAGCCTCAAGAGGTTCAACGAAGGAACTTGACAAACCCACCGCCACACAATTCCCAACCCACATCTTTTCTAGATAACCGGGATCAAATTGGAAATGTTTGTAGTCCGATAGTTTGATGTCCAATAGTTCTTCCATCTCGGACACGACATCTTCCTCTGAGCAAAACTTTGAAGAATAGACGTAGCCTCTTCCCCGTTCCGTTTGTGTCGGAATCTCCCAAGCCCAACCGTTCCTCAGGGCCGTCGCCCGCGTGTACGGACGAATCTCCCCACTGGGATCTGCATCAGCGCGAAAGGCAATCGCAGAGTCGGTCAACAGGTAATCGCTAAAAGAGTTCCATTTCATATCGGGTAGATTTGACATCAAAATCCTGTTGAAACCCGAAGCGTCTATCCAGAAATCGGCCTCAACCGGATACTCTAAAGTATCTATGTCAACGCTTTCTATCCAATCCGAATCGGATAGATTCACATCCCAAACCTCACCATCAATGATTTTGATATTACGCTTTTTGCATTTCAAAGTTAAAAATTCATTCAACAGGTGGGTATCAAAATGAAATTGATTAACACCATCATGTGGATTTTCTGCCAGAACAATATTATTCCTCGGATCACCGAACATCGTGGCGTCCGAAAGAAGAATCCCCTTCGCCTGCAACCCCCCATACGAACCATGAAATTCTCCAACATGAGGACTTCCCTTGGACTCACCCGCAATCGAATGAAAATAGTCTGGCGTATGATTAGTCCATCCTTCAAAGCGAATGCCCTTTTTATGAGTAGCACTCGTGGCCGGGATCAGATCAGCAACCTTGATATCAACGAAGTTCATAAAGCCTCGCCAATGTTCCGTAGACCCCTCCCCTACTCCTATGGTGCCGATTTTGTCAGACTTAATAATAGTTATTTGATATTCAGGAAATGTCTTTCGCAGGATCAAGGCGCATATCAATCCAGCGTTTCCCCCGCCTACGATCACTACTCTTCGATCAATAATTCCCGTTGTATCGTGCATGGTCTACTGAAACCAAGTCACTAGTACATACTTCTCCCCTTCTTCTACCGGAAGGGCCTTATGGGAGTATGGAAAACAGGCTGGCATCAATACGAGAGTTCCGGGTGTTGGCTTAATCTCAACATCGAATAATGGAACTGCCAATTCTCCACCGATGTAATCGTCGTTCAAATAAAGAAGCAACGACAGTAAACGCATATTTGTGGAACTTGCATCGGCATGCATCCGATATTCCGCTTCGTTTCTGTATCTCAAACAACGTAGTCCTTGATTCTTTTGCAGTTTCAAACCGAAGGCCGACCGATAGTTGTGGATTTGCACTTCGTATGTATTTATCAGATCCAACAAATGATTTCTCAAATCTACAACATGCGAATCGTTGGCATACTCAATTCTATCTCCGAGGATTTCATGGAAATCCATTTCAACACTGGTTCTATATTCAGAGATAACATTCCTAGTTCCCTCTTCAGGACCATAAACTAGGGATCTCTTCCACGGTGCCACAGAAGGATCCATATCCCCAACTATTTTTATCTTATCCAGCAAGCCTTCCGCTTCTGAATATAATCCATCCCATACACATATACCCGGCGCTATTTGTTCCATCTCAATCCTTCACCTGAGCCAAAATATAAATCTTCTCGCCAGCAGTATTCGCCAATGACCGGTGTTCGGTATGCCATGTCGTGGGCATCATCAGCACCTCGCCCTTCTTGGGTTTATACTTGACTCTTTCACCTTCGGAATCACGAATATTTTTGAACTCTATCTCTCCGCCTTCATAGTTGTCATTGACGTAGAACAAGTACGTTCCCGTTCTTCCACCTTCTCGCGTATCCTGATGAAAATCAAAATACCCCTGCCCATCTGGATATATCAGGAGTTCGTCATTGGCCCCAGATCGGAAATAATAACCAATACCCAAATCCTTTGCAAGGATGTGCTTCATCTCAATCAAGGTATCCCATACCAGTTCATGTAAAAGCGAATACTCTCCACGCAACTCTTTGAGCATTCCTGCGGTGTAGCAAAACCGTTTCTCGATGTCTACATAAGGAGGGAGGCTTTTCCCTTCCTTATTTTTAGGATACATTTTTGACAGTTCAAAGTAATCATTTTCTGATCCGTCATAATAATCATCAATATATTTCTGCGCTACTTTACAAATAGCACCAGCAGCAGTAAAATTGAAAACGTAAACGCTAGGACAAATTTCCCTAACCCGTTCACCCTGACCCAAAGTCACCGTCATTTGTGACATTTTTAGATATTAGCAGTATCCAGTGCGATGAGTCGCCCGTTTACACCCGTGTTGAAAGTGTAAGTTGGAGTACCGGCGTCTCTGGTAACCACGATTAGGACACCACCACCGCCACGCCCACCGCGTTGACCCGTATATCCGGTTCCACCACCACCACCGGGATGAACGGTGGCAGCCTCGTGAGTCTGCACATCCGGACCCTCGTAACTGAAATACTCGCCTGCTTCAAAATAATCAACTTGAACAGGTGCGCCCGCTTCGGTCTCTGTGACCACATCTGGACCCGGACCGTGCTGCGCGGTTTCTCCGCCATCACCGTGTTGCGCTTCAGTCTCCGTGACCACATCTGGACCCGGACCATGTTCCGAAGAATACCCAGTAATTATATCTGGACCCGGAAATCCTACAAATGTCGAAGCGTGGCCTGTCCCCGGAAGGTGGAAATTGTAAGTAGAATTATGATGAGTTGGCCCAGTGAAGTGATGGTGATGCGCTGCCCCATCTGGACCCGGACCGTGTACCGCTTCAGTTTCCGTGACCACATCTGGACCCGGACCATGTTCCGAAGAATGCCCAGTAATTATATCTGGAGCCTCCGAATGCCCTGTGACCACAGGCGCACCGGGACCATGTTCCGATACAGGCGGACCCGGAACAAAATGTGTACCGCCCGTTGGTGGGGTCTGTCCAGTCACAGGTGGACCCTCAGAATGAACGGTTGAAGCGGGATCAGTATAACTAGGAGCAGGAGTCCCACCAGACCCCGCCGTACCGGCAACACCCGCACCACCCTCAGAATAAATACCACCCTCACCAGTGATAACCCGTGCTGCAAGCATCACCACGCCACCACCACGAGCGCCTGCGCCACCAGTACCACCGGTACCTGCTGAACCCTTTCCACCGGGCGCACCAACCGTGTTGGCGTTCGGGGGCCAATTCCCCGCCGCCCCGGCTCCACCAACCCCGTCAGCACCAGTGCCTCCACCCGCACCACCCTTGACGCGAAGAAAGTCACCACCACGACGCTGATAAGCATTGACAGCCGCACGAAGATCATAAAAGTCTGAAGAATCGATACCCAGCGAACTAGTCACAGAACCCGAACCGGTGAATGTAAAACCCGGCTCATAACCGTCAGGCTCACCAGCACCGCCCAAACCGTCAACCACACTCTGCCCGACACCAACCGTCCCAGACAAAGAACCGGCACTCACACTGGCAACAGATTCTTTAACGCCCAAATCACCATTCAGCGTCAACGTGTTCTTTACAAAAACCCGCCATCCGTTGGGATTCAAAGTCTTGCCAGAATCAATAGTCAAATTGCTGTAATACATGTCCTCGCTGAGACTTGTATCAGCAGAAATGGTCACATCGCCGTCTTCGCCATTACCGAAGAGCATCTCGCCATCAAACTGGACATCCCCGAACTCCCGTTCAGGCAAAGCCGCGTACACATAAGGAAGAAGATCCTTATCCCGACGAACATCCTGATCGTAGCGAGCCTCAGCCATCAGTCTGCCTCAAGGAAGGAGGTCGTTCCCGCTGATCCCGTTCCAGCACCAGCGGCGCTAAGTGTGTATGAGTGGGTCTTGTCCGAAGAAATCAGAATCACCACACCACCACCGGCGTTACCGGCAGCCGTGGCCACAACGCTTCCAGCACCCGACAAATACCGCGCGGCAACGATTACCACACCGCCACCATAGTTGGTGCCGTCACCGGCACCGCCTTTCAAAAGGTTGATGGTCCCATTGCTGGGATCAAACGAGTAGCCGTCAACTGCATTCAAAGGATTCCTATACCACTTCGACCCGCCCAATGCAGCAGTAGGAGCAGTCACCGTATAACTTGCTGAAGCCCCACCCAACGAGTTCGTAGCGTTAGCGTCCTGAGTTCCAATACCCAGCGAACCCTGTGCGGAAGGCCCAGCGGCCATTCCCAGCGTTCCATTTAGATACAGATTCCGCTGAACAAACACCTTGTATCCGGCAGTTGTCAGAGTGATGCCGGAATCTATCGTCAAATCCAGATAGTACATATCCGCAGTCAACGAAGTATTGGTGCTGATCGTTACAACAGCGTCTTCACCGCTCCCGAAAATATGCGACGGCGAATCATAGAAATCCGCTAAAGCATCAGGAGCGCCTATTCGGACCAGCCGCCCCATTGTTACGCCTCCTGAATACCGAAAGAATGAACCGTTACGGCGCTAGCCACACTCGCAGAACCAGATATAAAATCTCCGGTCGCCATAACTGCGGACATGTTCACAAAAATCGTAGACTTTGAGTCAACTGGAACGTCGTACAGCACAGCATTCGTCACACCAGCCGTTCCTCCATTGGGCACTAAATAAAGTGAAACCGTTCGATTGGTTGCCGTTGTATTACACAGTGCCACCTGTTTTAGGATCGTTGTCGTACTGCCCGGAACCGTATATAGCGTCGCTGCCGAGTTGCCCAACTGCGACGGCGCATGTAACTTTGTTTGAGTCATTGCCATTAGACAGTAACCTCCATATGGAACATTGTCTCCAAATCACTAAGCGTACCACTAGTAGTCGTTAAACTTGTATCAGTGGCATAACTATACGATAGAATCTTATCTTCAATAGCAGCAGAAGTCATAACAGACGTATCATTGTTGGCAAACGCCTCGCCAGACGACTGAACAGCAGCGAGTCCCACGCTATCTAGTGTTAGTGTGCCAGCAATTGTTACATCATTGGGAAGTCCCACTGTTGCCGCACCCGACACTGTGGACACTTCGACTTCATTAGCCGTTCCCCCAACACTCAAAACAACATCAGACCACGCTAAACCAGTACCCGCCGTGGAATCCGCAGACAATACCTGATTATTGGTACCGACTCCCAACCTGATCGGCGTATTGGCCGCCGAAGCAGCGTAGATATCACCCTTGGTAGTCAGGGTGGTTCCACGAACCTCAGTACCATCAACCACCAAAACCCATGTTGAATCGTTAGTGGAATAGACCTTCAACGAATTATCGGTAGAGTTGTAATGGAAAAACCCGGCTATGGTTCCCGAGGCGGCACTGCTGCTTTCTGACCATCCAGCGGAATTCGTGTTGAGATTTGTGAAGGCATCATTGAACTGGACGCGCGTGAATGAATCCAAACTGGACGACCAGTTCGGCAACGAACCAAATCTGTTTCCGTAGGTGATAGTCATAGCGTTGCTCCTAGGTAGATACTACACTTTAAATGGGTAGTGTTATCCGCACTCTTTCCATATCTGCTGCCGACATTGCCTCTTTGAACACTACAAAGTGGTTAAATTGCCAACCCGGCTCGTCATCTGTGTGAACAATAACATTCGCGTCAGAATTGCCTACACGGGAAGCCAAACTACCAACCGTGGTATCCGCCACATCCTGAACTTTGGTTCCATTTGCATACATAGTAAACTTACTATTGGGAACATCTCGAACAAGCCCGATATGATTCCACTGTCCGATGCGCGAAGAATCATCCCAAGTCACACTCACGGTTCCCCCAGCAGACGAAGATGAATCATACTGTTCCGTGAGGATCCCGATTACATCATCACCGTTGAACTTCAACATGAAGTTTGGGTGTTTGAATACAAAATCATCATTTCCGCTGTCAGTTTTGAACCGACGATAGTGAAATGAAACACTTAATGCCGTATCTCGCCCGATCGTCAGATTGGGAGCCATTGCCCCCCCCTCACGATTCAACTGGAATAAATCCCTATCAACAATCGCAGAATGCTCATACGCATCAGCGGCCTCCCACGCACGATTGATAGTCCATGTTCCACCTGTCTCATCAGTTCCAGTGCTTGTCGTCGTCGTATGCGTCAATGTAATGCTAGGTAAAAATGTGTAGGTTTTGGTTCCAACGGCAGCGATCTGAGTGATCTGTTTGCCCCCATACGTTCCAGCATTCCAAGTAATCGTGGTCACACCCGTTCCGGTGCCCGTAGCCGTTGTAGCGTCTGTATAGGTGACGGTCCAGTTGTAGGTGTCATTGTCCATCCCAGACACCACAATGCTGTCACCGGAACTGCTTTGGTTGCCCAAGTATAAATAATCGGTTCCCGTATGGGGCAAGCCTATCCAGTTGGAAACAGGTAGGGGACTTGCCTCGTACTGAATAGTGTAAGCCACATCAGTGTTAAGAGTAGCACTCTGAGTGAATGTATCCACTCCATCATATAATGTAGGAGTAGTTGTACTACTGCTCGTCATATTCAAATCTATGCATGTTGACAAAATGAAACCAGCATATTGACTATCTAGCATTCCATCATTCACAATAGCCCGATAACCAACAACCCCGTTCTCACCGTGGTTCACTTGAAACCACTGCGCTGTAAACGAAGTAGAGAAAACATTTGGAGAAGACTGCGATGCCGTAGTGACCAGATGAGAGGTGGGATGACATACATCAATCAGTGACGGACCGACATAGAACTTCGTCGTTGACGCACCGACGGCAAACCGTACCCAACGATCCCCTACAGTAGTGAAATCATATTCAACAGGATGAGTTGAGGAACTGTAGACATCCGATGAAACAGACCCCGACACCCCAGTCAGATATTTGAGAATGCCGGACGATGCATCAATTGTGCAAGCCCTATAATTGGCATTAGATGGAGTCCCTTGCTGGTACAAGATGATATCAGAACTGTTTCCATAACTAACATCACTGATGTGGAACAAGTAGTCACAATCTGTTCCCGTGAGACCTGTTGAAACCGTTGCGGATTGAAGGTAAGCCTTTGATCCTGTAACGCCACTCGGGTAAAAAGAAAATCCCGTGCTATACCGAGACCCGGCAATGATTCCGTAACGAGAATCCTTAGGATCAATCGCTGTGCCCGTCGTCACCAATGAGACATGCCTGCCTGAACCGGTTACGTCTGGCATGGCCGCACAGGCGCTATCTCCGAACTTGAAGACGGTGTCGTCATTGGCTGTGACTCCAGCACCCGGCACGTTCTTCTCTAGAATGTCCTTTGCTTCGAAAGCGAACACCCCTGCGTCCCGCGGCTTACCAGACTGTGTACCGATAACACCCATAGAAAGCGTCGGATCCATTTCTGTTTCGACACGAATCCCATCCGGATCTGGATCTACTTCTGTATCAAAAACATACTTGACCAAGAGCGGAGATTCCCGGTCATGCGTTTTTATCCTGTGGAAATAATTGTCCGGTGTGGTTGTATCCAGAATCGTTTTCAAATATTCCCGCATCCGATACGGTTTGCCGGTATTCAAACCATTAAAAGCATTTTCGATTTGATCTCGATACGATTGAATATCCTCGTAGGAGGCCGATCTAACCTTCGCCCATTGAGCGGAGTCACTAGCAACGTCCTCGTTGTCAACTAGGTCTATCTTTTGCCACGTTGTTGAATCAGTAGATTCAATCCATCCGGGGAGCGACAGCCACATGCTCATACCCGTAAATGGATTGACCAGTTCAACCCCAACGAATTGAGCCAACCATCTAAGATTATCTTTATGAATTTGTTGAGGATCCGTTAACGCTGACTTGCTTTCGGTATTTGTTATCGAATCAGTTGACCTTCTGTAATTCCAAGTTCTTGTTTCTTCACCAATAATGATTCCAGTGGCATAAGCCGCTGACATCAACTTTTTCAACATCCGCACATGGTTTTGAGATGCGTTATCTAGATTCGCGTCAGCATTTCTAAGAAACTCAGGAAGTATATTGTATGCGTTATCTAATGTGATATTTGAAAGCATCAACGACAAATCCACAGCGAACACATCCGACAAAACAAATGCCTGATTTGCAGCAGTCGCAGCATCAACCGTAAAAATCAATCTAGCGTAGTTGGCATCGGACGGAACCCAAAACTGTTTCCTACCAAAATCCGGCGGCCCTTCTCGAAAACCAAACTTCATAGTAACCGCAGACAAGTGAGTTCCTAAAGCATACGTTTTAGTAGCGTCGGCCGGAAGCACATACGCAACTTCATGGACATCCGATGACGATGACGCAACCCATGCCCCATCAACCACCTTTTCCCCAACCGGATCTATCGAACTACCCCCTCCAGCAACCGTGACAGTGAAATATTCAATCTTCAATGTTGCCGTTTTTTCCACATAGGCAGAACCAATAGTAATAATTCCATTTGTTCCGTAACTCTTTGTATAATCAATAGGGAACAAAGGAGATGTAACTTTCACCACCCCAGCAGCCGAAGAGGTAATTAGTAAGCCATCTTTCCCTACCCCGCTTCCCAATTTCGTTTCCTGATAGCCTAAAGAAGCAGTAGTACGAAGTGTTGCATTTGTCGCCGACCAAAGAGAAGAATTAAATACAACTCCGTTTGATTCCAATAGGTTAATGGGGTCAGCCATTTTACGAAACCGTAATAGTCAAAGTACTTGGATAGGTCAACATTCCCAAACGGTTCATACGAATATCACCAATCAAACCACCAGTGCCATCAGTGACATTGGAGGCCAATATTTCAGCACGCACGGCGGTCGAAGTCTGAATAAATGAAATCGAATCTGTTCCAATCGTTCCAGCAGCACTACAAGAAAATCCCTTACTACCATTGGTTGAACCAGCAGTGACCCAGACAAACTTGTCAACTACCATCTTATTGGTAGTATCTGCATCAGTATTCCTAGTTAGAACCCAATTGCTGGAACCGTCACCAACCGTTGTAACCTCATAGATGCCGTTTTGGAGTGCTGCCGTCTGATCCTTGATCAAAACACGATCACCCGAACTCGGTGTTTGACCGTCTGTCGCAAACGCCGCCTGCGTTGAATTGTTCGTTAGTGTCGCCCCAACACCTACCGTCCCATTGTCATAATCGGCCGACAGGTTGGCCGTAGAGGCAGCGACCACTGCTTCCTCCGGCAATGACAACGTGACACTCTTGACATAATCAATGCCAGTCACACTGTCCAACAAACTAATCACTTCGTTCTTGCGAACAACCCTGCTCCAATCCCACGCGTCAGAGTCAAAGTATTTTTCTAGCGCCGTTTGAACCGCACCAGAAACCGTTCCTGAAGCGGCAGTGGACAGTTTGTACACCTCGCAAGTAATACCAATCCCTACAAGTTCCGCATTGTGAACTTCAATAGTCAGACCTGTACCGGTCTTACTGGCCACGGCAGTTGAAATCGTAGAAACATTCGCTGCTGATACCGTGGCATCTTCAACGGCTCTTGGATAGCCGTTAACATTTTCCCCGGCGACGGACAACAACACATACCCGCTATGTATCCCACCCCCCGTGACCAGATCCCTGTCGGAAAACCGACGCGTGTTGTATGCCTTGGCTCGAAACACCGATCCCACATAGACGGCAAGAACATGGGAAGCCAACTGTTCTTCAGTTGCTAAAACCGAAGAATATGATTTCAACAATGTAGTGGCCCGATTGAAATACTCCGTATCAGTTTCTGCGTCTAACCCACCCGTTGGCTTTGAATCGAGAACAATCGTTTTCACATAGGGCAGCACCGCCAACGACTGGAGAGAACTCCCGTTGGAAGGGATGTTGTATCCCGTTCCAATCGCTTGAGCCGTGACAGCCACCGATGCCAAAGTGGTTGAACCAGACGCTACCGTTGTATCCGCATCCAACGTATACACATACGCTGAATCATCTGTACCAAAATAAGCAAAAGCGGTAGTCGCGGGAATAGAGTGTCCATAGTTGTCAGAGAATGTTATTCCCACCGTTGCCGTTGCTTTAACCCCATTCGAACGAGTCACTGCAAACAATTTCAAAAGTGTTTCAACTGTTGCCCCCGGAAGCCGATTCGCTGCATTCGCCAAATTGGCGGTCTGATACGCGGTCGCTTCCAAAAGAGTTGTCTCTACTTCTCCAACCTTCGGAGACCACTCAGGCAATAAGGCTTTCGCCTGCGTCAAACTTTCCTCCAAAATACTGGAGACAGTTGTGTCATATGGAGTTAGATCAACATATGTAGACCAATCTGGAGAAACCATAATAACCCCTAAGTAAACTTGACTTCGATTGTTTCCAAAGCACCCTGACCTTGAATCACTTCAACTTCTTCAATCGCAAGCGACGTACCATAAAATTGAGCAATGGAATCTATGATTTCAAACGATCCCAAACCCTCAAAAGTTGGATCAGTAATACCAAAAGCAGGAAAAACCTTGCGTTCCTCCATATGGGTAGACATGAACGCTTTAATCTGTTGAGCCTTATACTCGTCAGAAGTGGTTCCCACCTTGACGAACTCACCTCTATCGGTCAACCTTAACGGAAACGACAAAACATCCATAGAATCCTACTTTAGCACTAGTAACGACAAGATTTTACCGCGTCCCCGAGTGCCGGGGAAGCAACAAAATCAGGACAACGGCTCATCGCCCCACATCTCATCCCACGTTCTCGAACCAACAATCCCATCCCGCGCAAGACGATTAACCCGCTGAAACTGCTTTACCCGCCACTTGGTGCGCCACCCGAAATGTTCACTAGGAACACCAATATCAAAACCAAGAGCGGCCAACTTGCGCTGCATAACCTTCACCCGATCCGAACGCTCTTTTCTGCGCATCGGGTTTCGTTTAATACCCTCAGTAATAGCATTGTGATATTTGATAAGGGCCACCCAATCAATAACCGGTTCTTTCTTTTCTTCTTTGACCCCAATCGCATCCAACGCCGGAGCATCAAACCACTCAACAGAAGCACGAGGCTGATGATGCCACCACTCGCCACGCACCGTCGGATGCATCCCATATTCTTTCGCAATGTTATTCACTTCCCACTTTTTGATTCCACTGCCACACAAGCCGAAATCGACCGCATAGCAAAATCCGTCGTCCTGAGTCATGTGCCAACTTCCGCGCCAAATACCGACACCAAAAACAGTTTTAGGTCCAAACCGTCTGTCAGGATCAGCGGCTAAATTGAATCCAGATTTACGACTTTTATAACCATCATAAAAATACTTCTGCTTGGCATAAGTTCTACACCCACTGGTAATCCTTACACGCCCCTTAATACGCTCATCGCTGAAAAACGCTTCCAAGCGTTTTACAAAACGTGGGTGGAGCAGAGAAAGATCAACATTCTTTTTGGCTGGAATAGTCATTATTACGCCTCCAATGCCGCAACACGGGTCTTGAGATCCGCTATGTCGGCACGGTCTTGGTCAACCTGCGGCTGCTTGGCTAGCATCGCCGCATCGAAAGAAGCAATGTAATCAACAGCAGATTGAGATTGGAAAGAGTTCCCTTCCAGTTGAACATTTATTTCTTGTATTGATTTAATCATAGGCGCGATTAACTCCGAGTAACGGAGCCCTTGACGATAGTGTTCTTCAACTGCTGGCATGGCAGGAGTTATTTCATTTCCTTCTTCATCTAATCCCGCCGGTTCCGCTAATCTCCCCTCAATCAGAGAGTTAGTCCACATTGCTGTAGTCGCCGCCGAGCCACCCAAGGCTGCTTCGACTTCTTGACCGATCAATCCATGATGCGTTCGGACACCGGGTTCACCCTTGGTCGTTTTCCATTTAAACGACACGGGCCGTAGGGATTTGATGAACTCCAACCCCAGAGCGGAGTCAGCAATATCCATTTTAAATTCTTGATCAGATGTTTGAATCGTAGAGTTAGTGGCATAAATGTCATCCCACCTGTAACTTGACCAACCCAAATCTCTATTGTCGTCGGGATATGGGTGAATGTTTCCAAGAAAATACCCGTACTGACCTATGTCAAGCCAATAGTAACTCTGACCATTGTCTTTCGGAGCGGTTTCATTAGCGTCTTGATGGTTCCACTGCAAAATGAGACGCTCATACTGAGTGCCATCAGCGTTGTAACTGGGATAAATAGTGAACCGCCGCATGAAATCCCCACTGGGAGTTCCGTGTTTATTCCCACCGTAAATATGAAGAGCAGTATTATTCCAATTCGCTATATTTTCCTTATCCGTAGCGAAAGCGCCCCAAGCGCCCATGTGATACAGCAGCCAATGACCGCTATTGAAATCATAGGCAAAAAGATCACCTGAAGTCGTTCCGTTCACCCCGGCAGTCGAACCGCCACCACCAAACAATGTTTTGTCGAACCTCAACGACGCACGACTAGAACCCACATAAGAAGTAGGTTCAATATGTACCGTCACCCCCCACTGCTCAACCTGACCGCCGAACCGGTACACCCCCTCCCCAATGTCATCACCGTCCTGATGCCCAGCGTTGAACACCAACAATTCGTCTGGGCGAGCCTCCTGAAAACTCACCCACACCGAATCCCCGAGCGCCGGAGGAGGGCCGACATATGGAAAAGGACCAGTATTCTTATGGCCCAATCGTGGAACATCTACACGAATCCCAAACGGATCAATCTCGGCAGTAACTACTTCCGTAACGGTCCCCTGATAGAAGCCGGATACCGCTGTCCGCCTATTGGAATAAGACTTATTTCGTGCTACAGCCATCAGGAAAACCACTTCTTGTCGGCTGGCCCGATATCATCAATTTGTAACGCCCCAGCCGTTGACGTTACCGACGCTCCGTGGGCCACCGACGGCGGCAAATTCTGTTTGAATGTTGCAGGGGAAGTCAACAAGATTCCCCAATCATCAGCGTTGATTATACCATCAACGGCATAGGTTATAATTTCTTCCTTTCCTACAAAGAATTTTCGCTCTTCGGGAGGCAATTCTGTAACAGCCTGAATAATCGGAGTTCCTAACTGATTTACCCTCTGCCAAGCCTTTACGGCTGCTGTCGTTCTAGTGTCGAAAATACCTGTCTTAGTTATGCCTAAACTTTCCTGCAACCGGGCAACATCATGTGCCGGTGAATCCGCCGTCCCCATGCCTTCCTTCAAAGTTCTCTTACCCCAAACACCCAAACCCGTTCCAATCGACGTATCGGCAACAGTGTCTTCCGTTTCTTTCAGTGTTCTCCCCTGAATCGCCACTGGAGAAGGATGACCTTCCGACCATGTCACCGAGGAAATCAAATGCTTTCTGTCCTCCATGAAAGTACTAAGCACCCCCGAAACTCCTACGGGTAGGTCCGAATGGCCAAACAATCCACAATTGTAAAACTGCACGTTCATACCCGGACGCAACTGTTTCCCGTTCTCCCTACCCACTTGAGCCGTAAAGGAAGAACCAGCCCAATCGTCATCATTCTGGCTTAAAGACAGACTGTACGGAAACCACGGATCGGTCTCCTCGGCAAAAAGATTAATCGTTATACCCGGTTGACGCTCAAGTAGAAATTCTTCACTAGTGAAATACAACACCCCGTAAGATTCGAAAACTAAATACTCCAAATCGGCAGCAAGGCGCTGCAACACATCCCACGTTGACTCGTCAATGTTGTCACCCTGCTGGCGCGTAATCCCGACCTTTTCTCCTGAGTCTTGAATAAACATTTTCAAACCCCACTCGTCTGCCATCATTTTGGCAAACAACGACGGAGAAATGGTGTCCCACGATGCGGCACCGGTTTCCCGCCGCATACGCTGAATCGGCAAAGACCGTGCCGTAACTCTGACAGTATCCAGTCCCCCTCCCTGACGCTCCATCTGCATCTGAGCGATCTCATAGTCGTAACCCTGAAACGAAACAGGGCGACGTACTTGAAAATAGTTGTTTCTCAACATTCGAAAATCAGGATCAAAAACAGTGAAACTCATCTCAGTGGTCATATCAAGCGATAGATCCACGCCGAGTTCTATAATCGCTTCGGTTATCTCTGATTCAACGTTGTTGTGAACCTCTCCTATGGCAAGATTGCTGATCCGTTCCATGGGTTATTTATCCTGTGTTTTCATCCAATGCATCTATTAGTGTCATTATTATATTTGGATTTCCGGAAGTAGTAGACGTAGAATACGCTACTTCTTCTCCATTTTCGTTTGTATATGTCATAGAAAGCGAACTCTGACGCCTGAGGTACAAAACGTCCAACACAATCTTCGGGGGTTGATCGTCCTCATTCTCATTCTCTGTCGAAGGTTCCGCCGTGATAGCCCGCATACTAATCACATTGACATTCAACTGTCTGCTCTCCTGCAACGATATATCGACCACAGCCCGAGAAATATCTCCCTCAAGTGTCCTTTCCCTTGACGTAATAGTCAGATCAACTATTCGAACAAAAAAACCCAACCGCACCCCACCATGAATAAATTCTATGTCCTTATCTTCCCGCGCCATCTCGCGTAGTGTTTTCAAATCCTGTTCGACGCTAGTCAAACCGCCAGTCTCACGATTGGTGATTAAGGTAGTCACCGTCACTGACCTGTTCTTTGGGTTCATCGATTTCAACAATGGTTGCAACCCCGGACGCTGAACCTCCTGATATTCAAGAGCAGACCCCTGATAGGTAACTTCTTTCGGTCCAAAAGGAAACTCATACGTTTTCAACAAAGTGTTCGTAGCCGTGTCGATGTTAACCGGCGGCAAAGATAGAAGCCCCTCCCTGTCAGTGAACGCCGGACGCGCATCTACTGTACCTATGGGCTGTTGAATCAATTTGACGCGAGCCACTTGACCCATCCGAGTTATAACATCATCGGACAAGCCTTGTGTGACACTGAATCTAACTATAGCCATCTGTTATTACCCCCAAGGATTCCAGTAGTCAACGAACGGTATTTGCCAACCATCCTGTGGCTTCCCTATAAGATGTTCCTGCCAAGTCCTTGAATCAAATTGTTTAATCCTATCTGCGTCATGCGTCGCCCCCGGAGAGCGACTGGCGGTATTATCTTCGGGTGGCCGGTGGGTGCCTCCGCGGCCTGACCGGCCGGGATGATTGGGAGATACAGTCTGTCCCGGCCGTAGATTGCCCAACGCTATGGCAGCCTCATTGGCCGCATCCTTCAACGTCGCCAGCGACTTCGCCGCATCTTTAGTCGCCTCACTGTGGATATCCAAATTCAGCAAAGTCAACGCACCTTCAGGATCCCCGGATTCCAACGCGGTTTTCATAAATTTATTACGCTCTCCTAGCGTGTCATACTTGTCAAGACCAGAACCCTTCATAAGGGTGTTCATCTGCTCACCCAACTGTGTTTTCTTGAAAGCCGTCAAATCTGTACCAACTTCAGAAACCCGAGTCATTTCATCTAAAAGAGGCAACAACATGGCCGGATCAATGTCATAACCCATCTCCTTGGCCGCTGCTTCCAATGCCCCCGGCTTCGCCAACGCCGCCCACTCAGTACCCTGTCTCGAACCAGTGATACCCGCCGCCACAAAAGCATCGCGGGTAGTTTTCATAAAGTCTCGGGCCTCTTCGTTGCCCGCTGTCAACTCTCCACCACCCTCCAAGAACGCGAAGAGATTCTGCATCGACGCGGCGCTCTGCTGCCTCGCCTGCTGCGTCGTCGTGCCCGGACGCCAACCGGTCTCAGAGAAGTAACCCCCCTCAACCGCTTCGGAATACATCCCAGTAAAATTGGATCTGAAATCTTTCTGGGTTATCCCCCGTAAACCGCCGGTAACGGGATCGCGGTAGGTTTTGAACCGTTCAGTCAACCTGAAGTAATACTCCACTTCATCGGCAGCGTTATGAAGAGCCAGACCCCAACGATCCGCCATGTTCTCAACTTCATCACCGGTCTGTCCTGTTATCTCAGAAATACGATCCATTGCCGACTCATACTTGGAAATACTCTTGAGTCCCTCAGCCGTAACACCACCCTGCCCCGCCAAGATCGCTGCTTTAGTATCCGCAAAACTTGCATCATTTTTTATAGCCAAGGCGGCGATACGCGAATCGTCACCCGCCAAGGTGTCATAAGCCTTCATTTGGTTTCTGATACCCTGCCGGGTGGACTCAAGCCCTATATCACCCTTGAATGTATCGCCTTGGAGGATCCCCAAATCTACGCCCCTCTGCTCAAAGTCTTTCTGGTTTTGCGCGCCCTTCCGAGCAGAAACCAGATACTGGGCACCTGCGGCGAGCGAAATAATCGCCGCCACAGCCCAACCCGGAGGACCCGCCACTCCGGCCGCGGCCCAAGTGGGTGCCATTGCCGCCATATAGCCAGCCGCCAAACCTCCGGCCTGCACCCCCCTACCGATAGCACCAGCCGTACCGGCAGTATGGGCGCCACGCATCTTGTTGGCCCTATCGACCATTAACTGGCCGCCGACCGCACCAGCCATCGCCATCCCATAGCCGGGAATGAACATCAACGGAGCAGACAACATCGCTGACTCAGACAATCCTGACGTTATCTGATTGTCCCCACCAGCCGCCCCGGCAAGACCAGCCAGCATCATGGTGCCCATTGCCATAGCGCCACCACTAACAAAACCTCGTCCCCAACGCACACCCGGCCGGACCCGACCGTCATTCATGTCCCCGATCATCACCCCTCTGCCTCGGTTCGCCCTGTAACCCGTCTGATACATCACCGACTTCGCCTGTTGCGCCGTTTGTTTTGAGGGGTCCACCGGATTCAACATCCCCGACAGGAACATTCCGCCGCCCCGATGACCACGCATCGACATTCCCAAAAATCCCAAACCCAACGCGACAGCACTACCCGTTCCACCCAACATGTTCAACCCTGTAACAAGCGCAGTGATCGTCGCAAGCAACGGCATCAAAGCAGTAACTATCCCCTTAATAATCGGAAAAATAGCCTTGAACGCCTTGGCGAACTCCTCAGCGAAATCACCAAGTTTTGGAAACACCTCATCCGTTAAGAACAGAAAAAATCGATTTATGTCAGGCAAGAGGTCAAAGAACACATTCCTGAACCTTGTAATCATGCTGAGGAACCCCATCAACAAGTTGCCTAGCCTGTCGCCCCACAACTCATACATGCCAGCGTTATTATTGATCAGATCATTCCACTCATGCATCCTCTCCTTGTACCATTCCCAGAACTTTCCAAAAACGTTCCTGACCATCTGCCAAGCAGTAGCAGCCGCTTCCTCAAACTTCAGCATCCTGTCTTCAAGATCGCTAAACCACTTACCAGTCTTCGTCCAGAACTCCTGCCACCAATCACGAATAGACCTCAAAATCCCCATCAAACGTGGGAGATCCTGAACAACAATCTTCGTAATCCAATCGGCAAACCTTTGAACCTGAGCCACCATCCCCGGAATAAACGTGTTCAAACCAAATGCATGTATCGTCCCCGTCATCCTGTGCAAAGCAGTGACAAAAATCGTTTCGATATCTCGCAAAGCAGACTTCAGCCCCGGAAGTAGAGGCCCACCAATCGTTGAGAACAAATCAACCATGCGAGGCAACATCCCTTTGATCTGACCCATCAAAGAGTTCGTTAGCCTCCCTTCTTGACCTCCCATCTCCGTCGGAGTCAACTGCCCGCTAGTAATAGCCCCCCTCAGATTCTCCGCTTTCATCCCAGCAGCCTTCTGAGCCACGCCGCTATATATGAAACCTTGCGACTTCAAGAAATCCGATACCGGCTGGGCGCTCCCCGAAGTTTTAGACGACGCCAAAGCCTGAGCGTAAGCAACCGCCGCCTTAGGGTCGTAACCGACAGCCTGCGACATCTGATTTATGAGTCGCCCATTGTTCCTAGCAAAACCGGGATGCGCCCTATTCAAAGTCCCGACCATCTGCTGGGTCGCCGCCATCCCCATCATTTGCATGCCCCCATGGGATAACGGACCACGCATCGAAGCCGCTGCCATCGAGGTTCCTCCTCCAGCAAACGGGCGCATCTGCAACTGGGAGAACTCACGATTAGCCGCAGCCAAAGCACCAACCATACCGATCACTGCGGCGGTCAAACCCGCGACAGAGGCTCTCAAGAAATTGATGGTGCTGCCCCACGCTTTAGCAATCCAACGACCAGTAGCCAAAGAAGCCTTCATCAACAACAACCCGGTTGTTATGCCCGCCAACTCGATTCCGAACCCCTTCAGATTCATCTTGAGTAGACGCTGGCCAAACAGCCCGGCCGCTTTTGCTGCTTGGCCCAGTTGGTACGCAATAGCAGTTTCCAGCGTGTTGGCGTAACCGCGTGACAACTTATCGGTTTGCTTCAACTGGCGTTTGAGCAAGGTGTTAGCGATCATCGTTTTCGAGTAGCCGTCGAGATCCGCACTCGTTTCGATGTGTATCCGTACTCGCTCAGTAACGGCCATCCGAAAACCCCTAGTTAATTCTTATATAACTACCTTCTCATCGCTTCACGTTCTTTTTCATGGCGTGCGCGATCATCCGCAATAACTTTAGCACACGCTAAACGAATCGCCCAATCCTCTTCAGTACAATCCAGAATTCGTATAGGATCGGTTCCCCAAACCTCACCCAACCGGGCAGCAGTTTCTACAACAAAAGACTCTGATAAATCCCCTATCAGAGATTCGTAGGGTTTACGGCGTCTTCCACCTCATCGCCGTAACCAGAGTAATCCAAAATCTTCAAAGCAGTAGCCTCTAGGTGGGGGTCAATGCCGAAAAAGTTTCGAATCCCATTAGGAATCGGCCGGGTATCCCCTGTCATTTCCATGATCTCTTTGGAAGCAAACGTATACGCCTGCCCATTATCAGCCGTTACTTCCTCGTCGTTGATCAAAATCCCTCGACAAGTCGAACCCACGACATAGCAAGCAAACTTGATAGTATCAAAACCATCCTTACTGTTCTCGCCCGAATTGCGCCGCCACGCTTTCAACTGGTTCTGTGAAATATTGGGAGAATAGCGAACTACAACCCCCTCACGCTCTGGGATAGGAATTTCAATCTCCGGTCGTTCAACCTTCTTCGAAACTTCCAAACGCAGTTGATCCAGAACACTCAACTTCCCTTTCCTGCTTTCTAAATCAGGATCAAGAGCAGGGTCTATCAACTCTTCAATAACTGGATCAGACGACGTATCGTCCATGTCATAGGAAATCGTTTTATCAGCCATAATTTAATAGTACACCCCTCCATGGGGTGAATCAAGTTTTTAGGTTAAAGGACTAAGCCGGGAGACTTGTAATCGGTCCCATAGAAAATGTCAAACTGTACGACGCAGGAGCACCAGAAGCCGAATCGCCATCAGGCTCCGTCAAACCCACACACAAAGCCCCAGTGTACTGACGCATTGTATCGGGGGCTTTAAGATCACAATCCAACTCATAGAATGTAATGTCGTAGTACGCCGATCCAACTAGCGGACGCAGGTCATTCAAAAATGTCTTGTCACGATCTGTTGCATAATGACGGGTGACAGTCACATCGCCCACCTCAGCCACGGCACACAACACCTCAGGGAACTTACTCCCGCCGTCGTAAACCTTCTCTACGGCAGCCGAAATCTCCCCGCCAGTCACCTGAGCAAAGTAAGAACTACCGTCCGGGTTTTCCCCCGGCAGGGGAGCCGTACCACCCTGAACCGGTGAAATATCGGCTACGATTTGCCTCTGTGAAACTTTAGCCATTTGTTACTAACTCCTTAAACTATTACAAGACACCTGCGGTCATATTGGACTTGGTAATGTTGACTGTGATTTTATCACCAACAGCAGATACACGAACTGCAACATCAGCAGTAACTTTTCCAGCAGCAAGATCCGATGTTGGGTTGTTACTACTATTCACTGTAACCGAATAACCTGCATCAATCTGTTTACCGGCGGCGTCGAAAGCCTCATACACACCACCAGCCTTGCGGATCGGCTCAAGAATCGCAGTCAACGAGGCCGCAATCCTTGCGAACAAACCACCACGACCATCAATCGTCTGGAAGACATGCTGTTCAAGGGCTGTCTCCGCCCGATAGGTGATGTGATTCATCGTGTCCCGATGGGTGATGAAACGCCAGTTGTTCTCATCCGAAGAAGCAGAACGAGCGCCATACACTCGAACCTTGCCATTGATCAGCCGCAAGGCATTGACCCGAGCATTATCCAACTCGTCACCAGTCGCCTTATCCATCGACACCGTGCTTGGAGCCGACAGGCCGGAAACAAATCGGGCTTCCGAAATCGTACCGGCACCAACCCGCCACGGACCCTTAGCAGCGTTACACGCCTTGGCCCGCTTGGCCATCGCATACGCAGTCGGATCAGTTGAAATCGTCAGTCCGGCAGCGGCAGGATCGGGAATCTTCACCCACGGATAATAGAAAGCCGCATACATGGCATCCCCATCCGTATAAATCGCTGGCGAAGCACCACTGATCGCCGTCTTAGCACCAGAATCCGTAGCAGTGGAAGCGAAAGAACAGAACGCAATTCGGTCATTGGCTTTGCCATGATCGATCAACGCATGCCAATAGGCCGCCGCTGTTCCAACGCCGGGCATTGCCACGGCACCCGGACCAAGATCCTTGCTGATTTTAGCAAGAGCCTCAATATGGTTGTCGGTTGCAGACCCACCGGTATCCAGCGTTCCGTCTGCACCGCTAGCCGTCGCGGTCTGCGCTCCAGCCACCGGCATGTTGCTGGCACCAGACTCTTTGGCAACCGTAACAATATGCGGTACACCAAGATTGACCGCTGAAACCAACTCATCAAGAGTGGCAAGGTCACCAGTAAGCAGAACAACTGCGTCGTCAAGGTATACCTTGACCCGGACACCTGCGACGTTACCGGCGACAATCTGAATGTCCAGATTCGCCGCCCATGCCCCAACGTCAGCCGCCGTAAACGTGGCTACAGCCGAACCGCCAGAATCATTAACGGCCAACGAGCCCGCAACGGCAGCATCAGCCACCGTGCGCTGAACGTACAAACGGGAGCCGCCTTCTTCAAAGAACGTCTGCGCGTAGGAATACAGATTCCCAGACACATACCCACCGTAATACTTTTTGTATTCAGTGAGATTCCGAACGAGGGTTGGTTCCGACGCTTTGCCCCTGACAGTGGTTCCAACCATGAAACCCTGACCTGAAACCTGTTCGCCGGGGGGGACCGGACCGGTACGAACTGAGGTGTTTACTACGACTCCCGGCATTCCTCACGCCTCCAATAGACTCTTCTGGAACGAACTACTCTGGAAATCTTACATGCTTTCCGCGTTGTTTCGTGGCAGGTATGGCGTTGCCCTATGAATATAGCAGATCATCTAGTTGTCTAGGCCGCAGGTATTATCTTTTGCGAAGCAGAAGAATAAGCACCAGTTCCTTCTGCGTTTATCGCCGCAACCCTAAACTGATAAGAAGTCCCATTACTCAAACTTGTTACAGTATGGGCAGGATCCGTAGAACCCGTAGTTGCAACAACAGTTGCCCACGTTACTCCACTATCTACTGAATACTGAATGGTGTACACAGTAATAGGATGAATTCCTCCACCGTCCCAAGACGACGCGCGCCATGTCAATGCCACAGTGGTATCCCCGGATGAACCCATTAAGAGTGTTGGAGCATTGGGAACCTTCTCCATCAAAGACACGTTGGCAACAGGTGTAGTCAACGTTCCCGTATTTGCTCGGGTGACAGTTTCATACAAGTTCAACTCGTAAGACAAGAACGAGGCTGCAAGAAACCTCTCACCCTTCAACAATGTCAACTCTGAAAATTCCTCGGTAATGCTGCCTTCGTTAATCTTTATCTCACTATTGACTCCGACAGGCGTCACGGTTGCAGCATCCGCCAAACGCAATGCTGGCCCATCCAACAATGCTTCACGAACCACCATCGTCATATGATCCCTCGCTGTCGTAACGGTGTCAGGACCAACAGCACGAACCCATGCGTAAGTACGCATACCGTAAGTAACATCATAAACTGGATCCCCAGTAGCATTATAATCAACACGTTCAATATTTCTAGTCCCCTCAACTAGGGTAATAATTGTTGGCCAGTTGTCTAAAGCCAACGGTTCGTGAGATAGATACTGAACCGGATTCGGCAATACGGAATCGTCAAGACCCAAAGTGTTGCGATAGTTCAACACCCGCGTCGGCAAATCCACGGTGAGATAATCGGTTACATATTTCTTGGCCTGTGCAGGGCCTTCCATTTGAGCGACCATTATTCACCTACCGATCGAACGGAGCAAACACTAAATGCTTTGTCCTCTTATATCCTTCAGCAAATGCATTTCCGTACACGATATTATCCGCCATCTTCGAGCCTAACCTCTCTGCAAACCTCGTAGGAATAAACACGATTTCACGTTCCGGCATGTGACGAGTTCCAGTCTGATGAAAGCGTGCATATTCTATATCAGTACCAAATTGTGCGCTCTTGTGACCTATGTGATTCGGACCCCCACGAAGCGTGATGAGATCCCGGTATAGGTCTCCTGTTCTAATCATTGTTGGAACCCCACCATAGTGGGCAATCTTCCAAGCCTGATATTCTGTGTCTAGGGCATTCCAAGCCTTCCCAGACGCTCCGCCCTGAGTAGCAAAGTTCGCTACATTCCATCGAATCATTTCACGCCGCGCCCAGCGGTATTGCGCTGCAAAACTTTGGGCACGCTTCATGGATGCCGCAAAATGGCGTTGAACTCTCCTGAGTCCTATAACTCTAGTTCTAGTCCGCATGTCAGGCAACCCTGACGCGACGCCACCGTTTAACAGAGTTCATTTCATCCTCAGTAAAGCCAGTAACTAGAGGTGCCACGTTCCTAGTCGTCAAATCTTTCATCCCAACCACATCATCGTGAAGGTTTTGAACCTCCCTAGACGCAGCCCTAAGAACGATCAATTTCAACGCCGTGGTATTATCTGCGGCGGCATCCAAACCAGCCGTATAATTGATTACGATTATATCATTATCTTGAACTGTAAACATATCTACGCCATATCTTCGCACCACATAATCAGTACCAACCGTTTGAGCCGTGGCAGAGGATTCACTCTGGCCCTGTACGGTCAGACTGGCCACAGAAACAACAGGTGACCTGCGTGTATACAAAACAAATGGCGGCTTCGTCACATCCGCAACAGCCGTACCGGTCCTGTCAAGATTGTAGTCGTAGAAGAAACTGTATTGGGACGAGCCGGAATAGTTGGCTGGCGCAACATGCGACTCCGAAAACGAAGCAGCCGTAACCGGCCTTCCGATATAATGCTCTAAGTCCGCTTCCAAGCCATCCAAGACGAACTGTGCCGCATCGGTTTGAGTATTGGACAACGTGATATCCATATACTTTTTCAGGTCTGAAATGGTAACTAATGCCACAGTTACCCCTTACCTACGACGACGCCTACCCCGCAAACGTTCGTTGATGCGCCGGAAGGCGCGAGAAGCCCCTCGGGCTGCAACATCTAGCGCTCGTGGACGACGGCGACGACGACGACGGCTTTCTTCGTCGTCTGATTCATCAGGAACAGGCATAGGTGCAAACTCCTATCAACGGTCAATGACTAAGTGTAGCGCATTGCTTTCGGGTTCTAGGGCTAGTAAGATCCATTTCAATGAGGAGTTCACGCCCTGCCCGAGATCGACTAATCCTTTTCTACCGCTCAAAGGGACACAGTCTTTCAGAATTGGCGATACAATTCGATCTATCCAAATCTAGAATCTCCCAAATAGTAAACAAAAAGAAAACCAACCATGAATGACAACGGCGAATTCGACGAGATTATACAGAAGATGGTACAAAACGATAAAAGCAATCGCAAAAAGAATTCGAACATTCCCAGATTTCTGACAATGCTAGGCGGGATTGCTGTCATCAGTTTCTTCGGCGGAACCGTATTCATGCTCATCGACACGACCGTTAACAACGCCTATCCCAATCTTCACGCCACCAAACCCGGCATCGGTTTTATGAACGCTGCCAGACTCTTCTTCCTACTCACCATCTTTTTCACAATTTTCCAAGCAATCAAGGCAGCACAAAAAAAATCGTAGACCGAGGTTGTCAAAACGATTTGGCCTCGTTACGATTCTCTCTCAACGGTAACTACCTACTAACTCAGGAGAAGCAGCACCGTGGATAACATTAACGAAGAGCAGGCCATCCTGCAAAGTATCTTGTCCGCCACAAAGAACACGGAGGATGCCGACGCAAAGGCCAGCCTTCGCAAGATTCGGCAGCGGCGCAAGATGACCGCAACCTACAAGGCCCACAAGGCTTTGGAGGCTTTGCATGCCGACCAGTACAATCGACTGTTCTCGCAGGCATACGAGGTCTTGGGCTCAGACGAACGGTACGCCGAAACCGTCTAACTCACATAATCGAATAGGTTGGGGTGGCAACACAAATCCCATTGCGTCCCCCACCACAACCTAACGAGTGAAAAAGGGGGGCTTCGGCCCCCTTTTTTCGCGTCCCACCACGACTCCCACTCTTAGTGTAGAGTCTATGAATGGTCGGCAGAGGCAACGAATCCTTCATCTCCGGAGTGCAAATCGCTCCATTGGAAACCGGTCCCTGTATCGTGTGCGGTCACCCCACCGGAAACTGCACTCCAGAAAACCATACGATCACTTTTGAGACTCCGGAAGAAGAGGACACAGTGCTAATTGAAGAAGACGTTATCGAACGACGCTGGCTTACAGACAACCATCTGGCAAAGGTACTAGTAGTACCAGCAGGGAAACGAATCAGCAGGTCAGAGGCCGAAAAATTAGGGCTGATTTAACCCTTTTAGTATTAACAACAAGTGTCATACTGTGAGTCCTTCCTAACAAACCTCACAGTACGCCAGAGGTAGATATGTCATTATCCAAAGAATTCCTAACACCCTACTCTTCAAAGACCCCCCCATGGGGCTTTGACGGACTCGGCTATATCGTGTACAAGCGTACCTACGCCAGAATTCTCAACTCGGAATGGCCCACCCCTACGAAAATAAGAAAAAGGGTGTCCGAATTGCAGCCCAGAAAGGAAGTGGTCGGCTCAAAGGTAGCCAAAATGGTGAAGGCTGCGGAAAAAAAACTGTGGAATCTTCTAGATGAAGAAATCTCCATCAGCAAGGATGGCTATATAATCGACGGCCACCATCGTTGGACCGCCATGATTGAAATGGGGCTTAACGATGAGTTCATCAATGTGAACAAAGTGGATTTAACTCTTGATGAAGTCTTAGCAGACGCCAACCAAACAGAGGAATGGTGGCAAACCTGCCAACGGGTCGTAGACGGTGCAAACGCCATCGGAGCAGAACTCACCAAAGACGAATCCGAACGCCTGTTCGACTACATGTTCAACTTCAAGGGCTTGCCCGGCGGGCGCATGCTTTGGCAATTGGGAACCCCAAACAACTTCAGGCTTGGTGGCGACAGCCTTTGTAACTGCTGGTTCGTAGATATCAAAAAGCCTGAAGATTTTGCATGGATGTTTGAACGTCTCATGCTCGGCGGAGGCGTCGGCTTTTCCATTCTTAAACCACAACGCCTCGGAGTTGTCCGTCAGGGCATCGTCCGTAACCATAACGTCCCCGACGCCGATTACATCGCTCCCGACAAACGGGAAGGCTGGTCAGAATGTCTTCTGCGGGCTATGAAAACTTACCTCGGAGACAAAGACGATCCGACAGAACTTTCCTACTCCACGGAAATGATCAGACCTGCGGGTGCCCCAATCAAGACTTTTGGTGGCACCGCATCCGGGCCGGGCATTCTTGTAGAGGGTATTACAAAAATCTGCGCCCTTCTGGATACAGCCGTGGGCCGTCATCTACGCGCCACGGAAGTCTTAGACATAGGTAACATCATCGGATCGGTCGTCGTGGCGGGCAACGTTCGGCGGAGCGCTGAAATTGCTCTCGGAGACCCATACGACACCGACTACCTCAACGCCAAGCGGTGGGATCTAGGAAACATTCCACCCCACAGGGCCATGTCAAACAATAGTGTTGTCACATCCGACACCAGCACCCTCCCCAACGCCTTTTGGGAGGGGTACCACGGCAACGGCGAACCATACGGCCTGTTCAACTTGAAGGCCGCACGGCAACTTGGGCGTAGCCACGAAGTTCGCCCAGATAATACAATCGAAGGAACCAACCCCTGCGCTGAAATTGGTTTAGCCAATCGTGAATCCTGCAACCTCGCAGACATCTTCCTCCCCAATGTCGAATCACAAGATGAACTTATAGACATTGCAAAACTCTTGTACAAAATCCAAAAAGCAATTGCTGCTCTACCTTATTTGGACCCCGAATCTGATGAAATCACGAGCAAGAACATGCGACTCGGTCTTGGAGTTTCGGGCATTGTCCAAGCAAAAGACAAATTAGATTGGCTATCACCAACTTATGAAATGTTGCGCGACTTCGACCGATACTGGTCCACCTACAAAGAATGGCCACTATCCGTTCGACTGACAACGGTCAAACCAAGTGGAACCCTCAGCCTCCTCGCAGGAGTGACCCCCGGCATCCACCCCGGATACAGCCGATACCACATTCGCCGTGTCCGCATGGCTGCTAACGACCCGCTCCTCCCCTACTGCGAATCCCGTGGTTATAAGGTTGAGTGGGTCGAAAATGACAACCGCACCAAGGTTGTGGAATTTCCCTGTGAATTCCCAGAAGATACCGTCTTTGCTGAGAACATGACCGCTGTTGACCAATTGGAACTCCAATGCAGGCTCCAGCGTGATTGGGCAGATAATGCCGTTTCAGTAACAGTTTATATCAGATCCGAAGAACTTGATGATGTCAAACAATTCCTCAACAAGAATTGGTCAACCATGAAATCGGTTTCTTTCCTTCTTCATAACGAACATGGATTTGCTCAAGCACCCCTAGAGACCATCTCGTTAGACACCTACCGGAAAATGTTAAGTGGCATCAATAATGAAAGAATCCCGATTGGTGTCGGAGCCAGCCAATTAATAGATGACGATTGCGCCACCGGAGCCTGCCCCATCCGATAACATTAATGCATGGGCGAACCGGGCATTCTTTCTCTCGATCAGGTCATTCTTGCTTTAGAAGCAGCCATAGACGAAGGCGCTTGGACTGAAATAGAAAACATCTGCGGTCATTGCTATTACGTCGGTTGCGTTTATGAAGCCAACCCTGACATTACTGGCCCACTTCCCGAATATTCAACCGCATCTTGTAAAGAATGCCTCGTCCATCGCGCGCTATGGAATACTTACCTATCGCTACATCCCTAGTTGCAAAATTCGCACATGCCTGTAGACTGTGCGCATGCGAGTAGAAGTCTATCGTAACTTACATAAAAATTGCTTTAGTGTTCGCGCATTGAGTGGCGAGAACAAGGGCCGGGTCATTGACCATGTGCAATCCATCATGCTCAAAGATGCAACATTCGTTGTCCAACCCGCCGGGAGAAAACGTGTACTACAAGAACAGCGAAAAAATGTCCACGCCTTCGTGCGCGGGACAACCACCGACCAGCCGATACAACACGGCCTATCAGTCCGATACGACCCATATCTAAACGACGCGTTTGTCGTGACTCGGCCCATGCGGTCTAAAGATTACGACGAAATTATCCGAAAAGCCAAACAGGTCCATATGTCCTTTGAGGACGGTCATTCCAAGATT